TGACTCTCAAAGCATTGGTCAGAGAGCGTATCGAAGCTGGGAAAGATATGCCCTCTGATCTATTTAATGTGTTCGCAGGAAACAGAACCAAAATAATAAGGAAATAAAAATGAACAAAGCACAAAGCACAATGGACCAAGGAACAAAAAAGTCCAATGCAGTAACTGAGAAAGTAGCTGCAGGAGCTTTAGCTGTTAGTCTGTTTGAAGCAGACGCAGATAAAGGTCTAGGTAACATGGGTCATGAAGATCTAGCATTACCTTTTCTTAAAATACTAGGACAATTATCTCCAGAAGTTAACAAGAGAGATGGTAAATATGTTCAAGGTGCAGAACCTGGAATGATTTATAACTCTGTTACAGGAGAATTGTTTGATGGTGAAAAAGGAATTGATGTCCTACCATGTCATTACAAATTGGAATATATTGAATGGCAAGATAGAGGCGAAGGTTCTGGGGCTCCAGTTGGAATCCATTCATCTTCAAGTGACATACTAACAAAAACAAAAAGAGATGGCTCTTTCAAAGATAGACTTCCTAGCGGAAACTATATTGAGAAAACTGCAAGTCATTTTTTAATTGTTTGTGGCCAAACTCCAACAACTGCTCTATTAGCTATGAAATCTACACAATTAAAGATTTCTAGAAAATGGAATAGTATGATGGCTAGTATAAAGATGAAAGGTGCAAATGGATTATTTACACCGGCATCTTTTAGTCACGTATACAAATTAAGAACGGTACAACAATCAAATGATAAGGGAACTTGGTTTGGTTGGGAAGTTAGTAAAGTAGGACCTGTAGAAGATTCTTCTTTATACCAACAAGCTAAGTCGTTTGCTGAAAGTGTTTCAAGAGGAGACATTAAAGTCAAACATGGTGAGTCCAGCACGTCTGAAAAGACATCTGAAGCCCACTTCTAATAAGTGAGAAAAAGGGGCAAGTTAATTCTTGCCCCTAAGAAATAATGAAAGGGCTATATGGAGAATAAGTTTATAGAAATATTTGAAGGTCTTAAACAAGACGTAGGTATTGCTTATTTAAATAAATTAGAAACTGATTCTGTTACAGGTAAAAAGAGACCGGTATATGGATGGCAACATAAACCAATAACAAATCAAGATTATTTAGATCACTTAGAAGGTAAAAAGTCTATTGGTATACAACCATGTAATGAAGAAAACATGGCTAGATTTGGTGCAATAGATATTGATGATAAACAACATAGCTATGATAATTTTCCTTACAAAAAATATTTAGATATTATTAAAGAAAATAATTTACCTTTAATACCGGTTAAATCAAAAAGTGGTGGACTTCATTTATATTTATTTTTAAAAACACCAACCAGAGCATTACTTGTTAAAAATTTTTTAGAAACTTTATTATTTACTTTAAATCTACCACCACAAACAGAAATATATCCAAAACAAACTGAACTTCTTAAACAAGAAGATGGACTATTGTCAGTTGGTCAATTTATAAATCTACCTTATTTTAAAAAAGAAGAAAGAGTTGCTCTTAATTATGATGGAAAACCATTTACCTTTGAAGAATTTATACAAGTTGTTGAAGCTAATTTAAAAACGCCAGATGAATTAGAAGAGTTTTCCATAGCCCATGTGAAAAATGTATTACAAGGAGGTGCATCTGAATTTGAGGATGGCCCTCCTTGTTTACAGTTATTAACTAAAGTTCCATTAGCAGATGGAAGAGATAGATTTTTATATAACTACATGGTCTTTGCTAAAAAGAAATATCCAGATAATTGGGATAAGAAAGTAATTCAAGCAGCGCAAGATTACTTTGCAAAAAATGGTGATGGTATAAATGATTGGGATGAAAAGAAAGTAAGAGATAAAATAAGAAGCTGGAAAAAAGAATCTACAAAAGGACATTCATGTACTCAAGAACCGATCGTTGCTTATTGTATGAAGTCTGAATGTTTAAAAAGAAAATTTGGTGTTGCTTCTGACAGAAGAAAAACTTTTCCAACGTTATCAGGACTTGTAAAAATTGCTTATCCAGAACCAGAATATACATTTAATGTTGAACTTCCAAATGGTAAAGGCACTAAAGAAGTAAGAGCTAAAGATGTTAAACAAATAAAAGATCAAGAAGAATTAAGAGCATTAATAATAAAAACAGCTGATATATATGTTCCTAAAGTTAAAGGAGATGAATTTGAAGCAATGCTTGGTTCTTTATTACCACCAAAAGAAATATTACAACCACCTAAAGGAACTACTCCAGATGAATTGCTGCATGAATATTTAGAAGATTATCTTAATGGACCTAAGGCAAAATCATATGCTTCTTTTAAATCTGGTGCTGTATTAATAGAAGAAGGACATGCATACTTTAAATACGGAAATTTCTTTAACACTTTAAAAAATAAGGAATGGAGAGAAGGAAAAGAAAGAACAGGTCAAAAGATAAAAGAAAAATATAAAGCAGAGTTTGGAGTTAAAAAAAGATTTCCAAAATTAAATAATGAAACTACAAACTATGAGGCTATAGAAGTTGTTAAAATAAATTTAAAGTTAGAAGGAAATCAATTTATCAAAGACATAGTTAAAACAGAAGTTGTTAAAATGAAAGGTAATAAAGACGTATTCTAATGATAAGGAAAGTATTAGGACCTCCAGGAACAGGTAAGACCATGACATTATTAAATGAGGTTAATAACTATTTAATGAAAGGAGTTCCATTAAATAAAATTGGATATTTTGCTTTTACTAGAAAAGCTGCTGCAGAAGCAAGAGATAGATTCTTAAATAAAAATAAAAATTACGTAAGATCAGATGTTAAGTTTTTTCAAACATTACATTCATTAGCTTTTCATACTTTAGGTATGAGCGAAGAAAATGTAATGCAACCAGTTCATTATGAACAAATAGGAAAAGAGTTAAGTATAAGAGTTAATTATTATTCAGAATCAGATGAAAGTGGATATTTAAACTGTGACAATGAATATTTTAAATTGATTAATAAGGCACGAATTAAAAATATATCTATTGAAGATGAGTTTAATACTAATGAATGGAGTAGAGAAATAGACTTTGAAGTATTAAATCATGTTTATGAAAACTTTTTAAATTATAAGAAAGCTTATAATCTTTATGATTATACAGATATGATTACTCAATTTGTAAATAATAAAGATAAATGTCCATCCTTTGATGTTGTATTTATTGATGAAGCCCAGGATTTATCTCCAATACAATGGAAGATGTTTGATATCTTAAATGATAAATCAAAAGATATTTTTATAGCAGGGGATGATGACCAGGCCATATTTGCATGGGCTGGAGCTGATGTTAATAGATTTATTGATCAACCGGCAAAAGAAGAAGTATTACAACAGTCTGAACGTATACCACAGGCTGTTCAAGAAGTTTCAAATATTATATTGGATAGAATACAAGGTAATAGAAAAGAAAAAATATATTTTCCAAAAAAAGATAAAGAAGGAAATATTATAAAAGGAAAAGTAGAATCAATATTTGATTTTGATAATTTAGATATTAACAAGGATAAATGGTTAATACTAACAAGAACAGTGTATAGAGCTTTAGAAATATCTAATCAATTAAAACAAAATAATCTTTATTATAAAAATATGTACGGAAAAAGTTTTAATAATAAACTTTATAAATCCATATTAAGATGGACTTCTTTAACTGATGGAAATCAAATATCAATTGCTGACTGTAGAGATATCTATGATTATTTACAAGAACCATTTAATGAAAACAATTTTCAAAATAAAATGACAGTTAGAATAGAAGATCTTGGATTCAATAGAGATATCAAATGGTATGATGCATTTGTAAATACAGATCATAATGAAGAGTTTTATATTAGAAGTATGTTGTCTAATGGTGAGAAATTATCTGAAGAACCAAGAATAGAAGTATCAACAATTCATGCAGCAAAAGGTGGTGAATGTAAAAATGTCATTCTTGTATTAGATAATGCAAGAAAGATCAGAGAAGCTACTTCTGAAAATGTAGAAAAACAAGATGAAGAAAATAGAGTTTGGTATGTAGGTGTAACAAGATCTATGGAGAATCTTTATTTATTTAAATCAAAAAAAGAAAGGTATGGTTATCAGTTATGAGTAATAAGGCATTTTTTAAACAAGTAGGAGGAGCACATTATAAAAAGTATAAGATACAGCCCTCTTTATTTATCAATAAGAATAAGATACTGTTTGCTGAAGGCAATGCAATTAAATATATTTGCAGACACCAGGATAAAGGAAAGAAACAGGATTTGTTAAAAGCAATACATTATATAGAAATGATTATAGAAAGGGATTATGAAAGTACCTCTATTTGAAGCACAAAAGGAATGGGTAGAACCAGAAGAGTTTCCGGATCTTAGATCATATGATGAGATTGCAGTAGATTTAGAAACAAGAGATCCTGATTTAAAAAAGAAAGGATCAGGTTCTGTTATAGGTAATGGAGAAGTAATTGGTATAGCTGTAGCTGTTCCAGGGAGATCTTTTTATTTTCCAATAGCGCATGGATCCGGTCCTAACATGGATCGTAAGAAAGTTTTAGAATGGTTTAAAGATACTATGGCAACTCCATCAATAAAAATATTCCATAATGCAATGTACGACGTATGTTGGATAAGGAAATTAGGTATTAAAATCAATGGTTTAATCGTAGATACTATGATTGCAGCATCATTGGTTGATGAGAATAGATTTCAATATAGTTTAAATATGTTGTCTTGGGATTACCTTGGTTATGGTAAAAGTGAGGCCGCTTTAAATGAGGCAGCCAAGTCAAGAGGATTAGATCCTAAAGAAGATATGTGGCAACTACCAGCAATGGAAGTTGGAGCGTATGCTGAGAAGGATGCTGAACTTACATTAGAACTTTGGCAAATGTTTAAAAAAGAAATAGTTCATCAAGATATAGAATCTGTGTTTAGTTTAGAAACTGATTTGTTTCCATGCTTAGTTGATATGAGATTCAAAGGTGTAAGAGTTGATATAGAAAGAGCACACAAGTTGAAACAACAACTAACAGCACAAGAGAATGAATTGTTATTAAAAGTAAAACAAGAAACAGGGATAGAGCCCCAGATTTGGGCAGCAAGAAGCATAGCAAAAGTTTTTGATAAACTTGGATTACCCTATGAAAGAACTGAGAAATCATTAGCGCCATCCTTTACTAAAAATTTTTTACAAGAACATTCTAACCCTATAGTCCAAATGATTGCAAAAGCAAGAGAAATTAATAAAGCACATACAACTTTTATTGATACAATCATTAGATATGAACACAAAGGAAGAATTCATGCTGAGATCAATCAAATTAGATCTGATCAGGGTGGAACTGTAACTGGAAGATTCAGTTATAATAATCCAAACTTACAGCAACTACCAGCAAGGAACAAGGATCTTGGACCACTTATTAGATCTTTATTCTTACCGGAAGAAAAACATACTTGGGGTTGCTTCGATTATTCACAGCAAGAACCTAGATTAGTTGTACACTATGCATCATTACATCAATTCCCTTCAGTATATCCTGTAATAGAATCTTATAAAAATAATCCTAATACAGACTTTCATAAGATCGTTGCTGATATGGCCAACATTCCAAGATCACAAGCTAAGACAATTAACCTTGGATTATTTTATGGAATGGGTAAAGCAAAGTTACAAGCTGAACTTGGTGTGTCTAAAGAAAAAGCTGCAGAACTATTTGATCAGTATCATGCTAAAGTTCCATTTGTTAAACAGTTAATGAACTCAGCATCTAATAGAGCTCAAGAGCGTGGTCAAATTAGAACATTACTTGGTAGACTATGTAGATTCCATTTATGGGAACCAAATAGTTTCGGTATGCATAAAGCCATGCCTCATGAAGATGCACTCCAGGAACATGGACCAGGGATCAAGAGAGCTTATACTTACAAAGCTTTAAATAAATTAATTCAAGGATCAGCTGCTGATATGACTAAAAAATCTATGTTGGAATTATATAAACAAGGTATAGTTGCTCATATTCAAATTCATGATGAATTAGATATTTCAGTTGAGTCTCCTGAACATGCTAAAAAGATAGTTGAGATAATGGAGGATGCTATTCAACTAGACATTCCAAATAAAGTTGATTATGAATCTGGTGAAAATTGGGGCGATATATATGATTGATTATGTCTTATCTTAATGCTAACATTCCACCCATCTATTGCAAAATAAGAAGGGAATATTTATATGACTTACGAAAACATCAAGGCGAAACTGAAGACTGTGTGGTCTTTGCTATTGCAAGTATTCCAGGGCGTGCAATCTTATTTCATGCTTTACTTACAAACGGTGCAATCTATTGGAGACTTCCTATCAGTGCTTTTATTCAAGGAAGAATCAGCCGTGATGTGCATAAAACAGAAATGGAATCTCAAAATCTCGAAGATCTTGAGTTATGGAATTCATTTAGTTATTATCCTAGCGTTACTACTTTTGATTTTTTAATCGGACAACGTTGTAAATATTTAAGTAAAGATAAAAAATTTATACATGGTGAATATTTATTTACAATTGATTGGGCACATCCAGATCCTAATATCTTGGATACTGAACATTCCGAAATTCCTGATCAACATAAGTGCGCACATATTTTGGCCCTTGATAACGGTAATTATGCAGCTCAGCCTAACAATCGTATTTTGTGGAACATTAGTAGTTTTACTACTTCTAAACATTGGCCAGATTATAAAGTTACAACTACTGAATGGAATGTTGAAAATAAAAACTGGCAATTAGAAGACACTGATGATATGTTTT